GAAACACCTAGGGTGCTTCCCTAGGTGTTGTTTTTGCTTTCTTTATAGCTTTGACGTTATGGATATCCTACTTGTACGTATCCATATCCTCTTAGTATCTTTCTTTCGGCAAAGACACTCTTTTACCCGTTGCTTTTTCCTTCTTTGTAAGAAATTAGTTTGCGGAGTTATTACTACCAGAATCTGATTTTGGCTCTGTAGCTCTGTAACCTTTTATGCTTACCCTTACGAACTTGGACTAGTCTTCTGATTATGAGCTTGCCTATCGATTAATTAAGACGATCTTATATTCTCTTTAGAAACTGACTTGTCTTCGGTCAGTGGAACTATCAACCTCTAAAAGAACCATTCATGGACCCTTTCTATGTTTTGCTCCCCTTAGGTATCTCCGAGGAGTGCTGGGAAATCTTCATAGGAAATGCTAACAGAATGTCTAGTAACTGAACAAATACTACTCTAACTTTATTGTTCAACAAACTCTATATAAGGAAGTGGTTATTATATAGTTTTATGTCGGTGGCTCCACCGGAAAACCATGTACGCGCTTAGACTTAGAAATCTACTTGATTCGTCATTTAGATAGTATAGACTTAAGAAATGCGGGCTGATATGCGCTGAAGTCATATCGCTCAAAGTGTTCACCGAGCATAGTAGTGAACACGGGTGCTGCTTTCCCTGTAAGCAGGTTTTCAAAACCCCTCTATTTATATGCAGACAACAATACGGAAATTGAGAATCATGCCTTCAAGAACTCAATACCTTATTGTTAAGAACGCTGTGTGTCAAGAGATCTTTAGACTTGAACGACTCGACGAGATGTTGAAGAGTGCTGGAGATACTTTGTCAAGTGTTGCGGTCGCTCGACTTCAATTCTTGAGAAAGTTTGCTCGATGGGAATGGAGTGTTGGACATGCTACGTTTGTAAATGATATAGGTCATACCGAAAATCATTATGTCATTCGTAGCCATGCACATGAGGGTTTGCCGAGAGGTAAACGTGTTTCTCATATGCATGAATGTGAACAATGTGGTGAGCTTTATGTTCATGAGCATACGATTAAGACTACTCGTGAGTCTTATGAATATGCTCAAGTTTGTAAAGCATGTGAGGACCTGGTGAAGACAGCTGAGATAGTTATTGGTACTGTTAAGGCTGAGGAGAATGAAGTGCTTGATGATGCTGATTACATGTGTCGTATGCAAACTGCGCATGAGACATGTAATGAAGAGTGTGAACTTTTGAAATGTGAATTTCAAGGGATCACGGATCAAGATGACCGTAGAAATATGGCTCAAATTGGTCAACCCAAGGTAGACAGTCAGATTGATGCTGCTCGAGGTGATTTGGTTGAACACTCTAAACTCGATATTAAACCATTTTCTGGTGATATCGGGGATATTGTTTCAATCCCATCTCGGGTGTATGTGCACAACTGGCCTACTACTGACTCGCAAGGTAAATTGCTTTTCGATCTTCCGATCGATCCTACTTTCTGCAAAAAGGAGACAGTATCGACTGATATTATAAATTATTCAACTAATTTATCTTATTTTAGTGATCTGTTTACTATGTGGAGAGGCAATTTGAAGTTTGATGTGGAGATTGTTTCGACGCAATACCATCAAGGACAACTTATGGTTGTCTGGGTGCCTGTTAATTCAGCCGTGCCCGGAACCCTTGATGGTGCTAGGAATCTTCCTAGTACAAGGATTGACATTTCTGAAATGCCAAATACCGCTGTCGAGATACCCTACATATCAAACACGCCTTATAAAGGGATTGCTCCTTCTGGTACGTCTGATGACAAACTAGGTGGAGAATACACTGGCTTGGGACGACTTGCTGTTTATGTCTTGTCCCCACTAACTAATATTGATACTATTGATAATAATATTGATATTAATGTGTATTTGAGTGCAGGCAAGGACTTCGAATTGAAAGATCCGGAGAGACCTACCTGCACTTCATTTACTGTTAGTGCTACTGAGGAAGTTGATATAAAGCATATCAACTACCAAAGTCAAACAGAGACTAATGAATTCAGGGAAGATCGAGAGGTCAAACCTGAAAATCATTTTATTCTTACTAATCCTGGAACAAATATGCATGGACCAGAACTTAGTACGGATTCACAGATGCAGCGGCAATTCTTTTTCAAGAAAGGCTCTGTAGCTGTGGGAGATAAGCCTGGAGCAGTAATCCAAAGTATTGACTCGTTACACGATGAAATATTTAAAGATGAAACTCTAGCACCTCATCATATGATGAGTGTTAACAAGTACGTGAAGACAGATCTTGAAGTCGAGCTTAGGATTCCTCCTACTCGCTTTCACCAGGGTATGTTAGTAATGTATTTTGTACCGACGGCTTATGAAGATGATGGTGTGGGTTCGTTTTCTCCTGAAGCGATCCTGAACTTTCCTAATTGTAAGCTGAATCTCTCTGGACAAACTTCGGCGAAACTCACTATTCCATACTGTGGAATTACACAGGCATGGAGTAATGGTTCTCCTTATAATCTAGAGGGTGCGTTGCATGTAGTAGTCTGGAATCAGATGAAAGCTGCAACTGGAAGTTCTACTTCAATCGATTATACGTTATGGATTAGAATGTGTAATACAACTGTTACACAGGCTATTCCATATGCTAAATGGCAAGGTGAAGAGGAAACTCAACCCCTTGCTAATGCTGCCCCCTCCACTGACTATGGAATTGGTAAGCATGATAGCTTGTATAATCTTCTGAAGAAGCCTGATTTTCTTGGTTCTATCTTAACTGATAGGACTAAGCAAAATCGGATATGTGTTGGAGGTTCCGATCTCCATTCATATATCACAGCTCCGTTCTGTTATACTTCTGGTGGCCATAAGTACCATATGGTTGCTGATGGAAACAGGGCTGATAACAATAGGATTCTGGTGAATACTAGTTGTGCGACTGGTGTTGATTATGATCCTACTGTTAAGACTAGAAGCTCAATCAAAGAAGAATCTGCTTCTGCGATTGCTCCTTCGAAACCGGTGTATTGGTTGCCACAGGAAAATAACCAGCTTGATATTGCAGTTCCGCAATATCATCGTTATGGACTTGTGCCAACTAATAATGATGTTGATGCTAGTCTTTGTGTACCAGCTCAGATTCTTGTAAAGCCATTGCAAGAGACTAAGCCATTACATTTAGATGTGTATCATAGTGTGGGTGATGATTTCCGAGTACATATGTTGGGTGCTCCACGTATTACAAAGAAATCTACCGTCCCGCCTCCGTCTGATGAACCGATTCTTCCTTCTGGTTCTATTCCCAAAGTGATTATTTCAGCAGGCCATTCGTATGCTTTGAATATCACTAATTATAGTTATAAGAGTGAGAGTGGAGGCTCTTTTGTAGTCGCGAGGGATGGTGTTGATATAGATCTGAGGCAGTTTCCTGTTGTCGATGTTGCCGTTCCTGTGGTTGGGAAGAAAGGCAAGTTTGATTTCAATAGGTATTCTGAAAATAATGTTCTTCAGGGTGCTTATTTTAAATCATATAGCGATTTCAATGCTCTTCCTAAACAGATAGAGGTGGAACCAACTGTTTATTATACATTTGACCCTTCTGTTTCTCGTTGGACTAACGGTAGACGCGCATTTGAGGTTGATTCCTCAAGTGGCAATATTGTTAGTCTCGGTGACGCGGCTGGTTCTGTTAAGATCGATAGTAGTACTTTGACGTTGGACCCTCATGATTCATCAGGGTGGATTCGGTTTAAAGAGGTCTCTCCTTCTGATTCAATAGCCACAGTGGATGTGGATATTGATGAAGAAGTGAACGATTTTGAAAAGATATTGGACTCTAGCGTATGGGATACCATATTTCAGGGTGATTGTCCTGAGATTGTTCCTTCTGTAGGCTCGTCCAATGTTGATTCAGACTCTGGTTTCCATTCTGGAGATGATTCTTCCGGTGAGGAAGATTCTGGTGATTCAGATGATGAGGATGACTCGTTCCAAAACAGGAAGTTCATTTTGGATAGGAAAACTCATAGGATTAGGTATAAACAACAGTTCGAGTTTCAAGGTGATGATGATCCTTCGACTCTTACTTGTATTTTGAAAGCAGTATGGGCCTTTATCTCTTCTACAGGATGTTCAGCAATGGATTTGATTGTTAGAGGAAAGGACTTTATTGTTCAAAAGATACAAGACTTTCTTGATACTATTATCATTAAGTATGTTGTTAACCGTGTTAAGACAGAATTGAGGAAGTTATTTTCTGTTAACTTGCTCAAATACATTACGTCTGCAGTCTCATTAGCTGCTTGTGTGTATACTCTTCTTAGACGGCCTGATCTGGTTTTTCTGCCTTTGGGTGTGCTTCTCGCTACTACTTATAGTACCGAGATTTACGGATTAGTTAAACCTTTATGTGACAAATTCATTAATGCTATGAATGGAGCGCATGCTGGAACAACTGATCAACCCAACTCCGTTGGAGGAATGAATAACCTGCTTTGGCAGAGTGCTGACGATGACGTCAGTGGACAGGAAAGTGGAGTAACATTCACTGATACTGTTAAAACTGGTTTGAAGTCTGCTTATGAACGTGTGATGGACACAGGTTCTAAGTTTACTCCAGAACAGATTAAATCCTTGGTGAAGATTGTTGGGATGGGAATTCTTTCTATCTCAACTACTTTTGCCGGGGTGTGCTTACCTCGTGGTGTTTTGCAAAGTGTTTTGCAGAATGTCGCTGGGAGGAGTACTTTCGATAGTCTTTCTGAAGGTATCAAGTATGCTCAAAATTTTATTTCTGATTTCTTTGACGATAAAACCGATGTTGCGGAATTGGATACGTATCTCATTCGTGAGAAGGTATTTGATGACGTCGTCGAATTTTATAAGAGAAGAGATCAGGGACATTTTCGTCCTGAGAACTTGTGCTCAAAGATAGATGATTCGAAGTTGAGTGGTGCCGAATTTCTTATTCGGTGTAAAGGACATTTGATCGAACTGGACTCACATCTTTTAGTGTTACATAAACACGCTAAATCTACGATTCTTCGTAGATTTTTAGATGACTTGAGGCCAATGTTGGAGAGAATGTCTAGGAATAGCCAGATGACACAAAGTCGGGTAGAACCGGTCGGAGTGTGGATGGCTGGCGGTGCCGGATGCGGAAAGTCGCTCTTGCTAAGTCAACTTATCCCTGCTGCTATTTTGCAAAAGATAGGAGTATGTGATGGAAACAATTTTACTAAACATGTGTATTCAATGCCAATGAATCCTGATCAGAAGTATTATGATGGTTACAATAACCAGATGTATACTTATTATGATGACTTCTCTGCTGTTTCTGACGGAACAGATTATGGAGATGTCCTTCAATTCATTAGTACAGGTGTGGCTCCCTTGAATATGGCTAGTCTTGAAGATAAGGGCAGAGTTTTTACTTCAGATTTCGTTTGCGTTTCGTCAAACGAGTCTAAAGTTTCAACGAAGGCTTTTAAATTCAAGGATCCATTTAAGAGGAGGTTTCCCTTTGCTTTTGAGGTTGAAGTGGATGATGCTTATGCTCACACTGAGATGATTCAAGGTGTTCCGCATAAGAAATTGAATGCAGAAAAGTTGTTTTCTGATATGGGAGAATTGAAAGATGGTAAGAGTGATGATGACGTTGAAGACATCGTCGACTTGCTTGATAACGTATGGTCTTTTCATGAGATTAGTCTCACGGATGGACGCAGGATAGGACCTTATCATAGTTTCTCTTCTGTGGTAGGTGATATTCTGGGAGAATATGAGAAGCGTAGGAAAGGTGGTAGAATATTAGCTAATATTTTATCTTCCGTTCCTATTGGTGATCATATTGACGTGGATTTTCAGGGTATAGGTGACAGGTTGAAGAACTGGTGGTCTGGAAGTCGAGGTAGTGACGAAGCTTGGCTTGCTTTTTACAACCAAGTTAGAGTAGTCCCTGCTTCACAATGGACTCATCAAAAGTTCGAGGAAGCTGCACAGTATATCCAGATAGATCCTGATGAGAGGATTCAGCTTGAGGACGTACGTAAGTGGTTCAAGAGTGAAGATCCTGAGTCTTTACCTGTTCATGCTCATCCCGAGCATGACAGTTGGAGACGCGCTGTATTGTATCTGGCTTTGGTGAAGTTGGCTCTGAATACTAATTCTTATTCACTTCAATCAACTGAACCTTGTGGTATGCGACACATGGAGTGTGGTTTATCTTGTTCAGATGGGAAGTGTAAGTTGAATAATTTCAGATATATGATGTACCAATTTCCAGAGAAGGTAGAGCGTAGGTGGGTCGGTTTTGGTGACTGGCTTAGGAATTGTAAGTCATGGCTGCTTTACAATGTCATTGCGATTACTAGGTGGTCTTTGATAATTGTGGGTATTTGTTTCCTATTAAATGCTTTTCTTAAGCAAATAGGTATAGATACTGCAGCTTATCGTAGTACTTCTGGTAATAAACCAAAGATAGTAAAGGCTTCGAAAGTTTTGTTCCAAGGTGGCGAGGATCATGGACGTAGTAAGCTCAGATCGAACATTGTTCAGATTTACGATAATGATGGTGATAAGAGAGGAATGGGGGTTCTTCTGGATCAGTATCATGTTGTGATGAATAAACATGTTTTTGAGCAAGCTACGCGAAGTGATAATGTCATTAAGGTGCAACACTTGAGATCAGTTATGCATGTTCCTACCCGGGAATCGACACTGAGGTGTACTTTTGATGGACATGAGACAGACACGATGATCGTTCGCTTGCCGAAGGCGATGCCGAGAGCCAAGAAAATCACTGATTTCATCCCGAGTGAAAGTCAATTGCTGAATTTGCCTAATATGAATAATCCTGAGGTTAAGCACCAAACCAAGATTGGTGAGCGAACAGGTTATTTACAGGCGTTTAGTGACGTTCAAGGTATGAGATTTTTGATGTGTAAGGGTTTTGACGCAGAGTCTTATAAAGGTGAATGTGGAACTCCTTATGATGTTCCATATCGTGTGTGTACCAAGTTTTTCTGGGGTATACATAGCGCTGAGGCTGGGAGTCGAATGTTTGGAAAATGTTGGCTATCTTCTCCTATCACCAAGGAAATGGTAGACAGAGCAAGTGCTGTTCTATCATTTAGTGTTAAGCATAGACATGTGGAGCATGTGACTCTCCAAGGAGACGAGCTTGTTCATCCTGGTTATCAGGACCTGAATACGATAAATGATCTCGGTCATGTAAGTATGAACGGTACACAAGTTAAAAATAACACACCTACTGGTAGTAGTAAGGTAAAAAGTGTGATCCATTCACAAGATTTCTGGCCTGATGATCATGCACCGGCACCTATCACAAAAGAAATTTTGTTTGATAGATTTAAAGTGTATGATCGTGAGGATGTGCAGAATGTTCCGCGGGACACATATGAATGGTGTCTTGAGGAGTATTGGCGGTCTGTTGACTCTGTCAAGTATGATCGTAAGAGGAGAGTGTTGACTGAAGAGGAAGTTCTGAATTTCAATGATTCTTATCCGTCATTAAATGTGTTTGATCGTAATTCATCGGCAGGATGGTGGAATAAAGTGTCTGAGAAGAAGAAGGGCTTGCTCAATGTGGAGGAGCGTGATTCAGGAAACTATTTCACGCTTGCCGACAGTGAGAAACACCCTTATCTTGGTAAGACCTTTAAAGAACACATTCGTGACCAAGAAGAAAGTATGAAGAACGGAAACGGAATGTTGACACTCTGGAATGCTACTCTTAAGGATGAACTCCGCCCCATGGCGAAGGTTATAATTAAGAGGACTAGACAGTTTCAGAGCGGAGGGTTTGACCATTCCTTTTTGTGTAAAAAGTATTTCGGTGCTTTCGGAGACTTTTATAGGAGTAATCCCGGTTTCAAGCTTATGCATGGGATTGGGAATGATAAGGAGTCCTGTTGGGGCTATTATTATAAAACTATGAAGTCGAGGAATTCACAGGGATTCGATATTGATTCTAAGGATTATGGGGTTTCTATTGGTGACCAACCTTCTCAGTTTATGCAGGACATAGCTGAGAAATGGTATGCCAAGGATGCTGCGTACTCTGAGGAATCGGCACAAGTTAGGGCTGGTTTGCTCGAGGCTGTGAGACATAGTCTGCATGTTGTTGGTGATCATGTCATGGAGGTTGAGCAAGGCAATAATGATGGCTTCTGGTTGACTGATATGTATAATTCTCTTACAAACATCTTTTATATGATGGCTTGTTTTGCTGAATCTTACAGGAGGAAAACTGGAGTTCTGCCACCACAGGATTATTTTCTTGACAATGTTCTGATGTTGACGTATGGTGATGACGTTATAGTTGTGCCTTCTGCTGAAGTTTCAGGGTTTTATAACCGCGTTCCGGTTATGGAGTACCTCTCCATGATGGGAATAACTGCTACTTCTGCTAAGAAAGATGATACAGTTGTACCACTTGATGATTTGTCCGAGTTGACGTTCTTGAAGAGTGCTTTTGAGGTTGAAGGCTCTGTTATCAGAGCTCCGATGCCGAAGGAAGTGATCTACAAGGAATTAAACTGGTATAAGAGTACTGTGCTTTCTGAGCCACTTATACGTAGGGACATTATTAATGGTGCACTTGCTGATTCTTTTCATAGAGGAAGGGAATTCTATGATCGAATTGCTAGTCAGATAAGGAATCGTTTGAAAGAATGTGATCCAGGTATTGCCGATATGACTTTCTTGACTTATGATCAACAATATCGTAGAGTAGAGGAAAAGCAAAGTGCTTATGAGAAGTTGCTCGATTCTAAAATTGTTTTTGATAATCCCAAGGGCGACGGTTTCCCAACCGACAAACTTGAATTTGTCAATAGTAAGGAGAATCCTTATGCGACTTTGAAAGGTATTTTGGCTTTTGATGAGAGTGCAGTGAAGGAAGGTGAACAGTTGAAGACTCAAGTTCTGGCTGAAACCGGCAAGTTCGGTAGTGTTTTTCAGATGGTTGCTCTCATGATCTTCAGAACTCTGGGAACAGATGTCTGGGCTTTCTTGGTTACCAAGTTAGCAGATCTCTACAATCAGAAGAAAGGGACTCCGGAGGCGCAGTGTGGACGTCTAGAATGGTATTTCCGTTGTTCGGCTTATACATGTGTTGCTCCTGCTTTGGAAGAATGGACTGATTCTTGGAAAGCGAAGGTGATATTCGCATACATCGAGTATCTGCATAGTATTTATCAGTTGCTTGAAAAGGGTCATTCACTCAAATCTGCTATGATGCTGAGGATCCCTCCTCTGCTGATGCATTTGACTAATGCTCTGATTCTTGCTAAGATGCCTACTAACAGTTACACGTTGCGTGTTGGTATTCACATGCTCTACAATATCTGTGCTGTTGAAACCCAATACAGGAAATACGTTAAAGCCGTCACCCCCTGAATTTAAATGGTTTTGCACCCATTTATCTTATGTGCTAAATTGGATTGTGATCTTTATGGATTTTACAGGTTTTCCATGATGATAGATGCTCATCGAACAAACGAATGATCTTATGTTTTTGCATCTACTAACTCTTTGTTAAAGTGAGTAAAGTATATTATTGAGTTAATATATTTTAGTTATTTTAGCCATATGTATACAAGGAGACAAGGCCGTCACATGATTAGCTTTAAAACCTAATCGATTGCTTTGGTTCAACTTTTTGTAGACATAGTTATGTTCACTTAACCGTGCGCATGACATTCACATTTCTGTTTTCTCAAATATCTCTCTGAGAATTACTGAGCCTCACGGACTCACTCAGTGGTTCTACTAAGTCGTATGTTTTATCTTTTGTTTTTCTTTGCATGCGACTTAACAGTTGATTTATTTGCAAGTGTAATACGTAGCCTGGAGTCCGTTAGTTTTACGAACTACAGGTCTAGACAGTGCACTTGAACTTAAAGAAACTGTTTTCTAAAAAAAAAAAAAATTCTTTTACTGACTTGTCAGA